GGTTTTGGTGGTAAATTCATGTTACTATAATCAACTTTTGGTGGTTCAGGTGTCACGTTTGGTTTTGATACTTTTGATATATCAACCGCCAAGTGTTTTGCCCCCGTTGAAATCGCCTTTGTTCTAACATAATAACAAAGAGTCTTCAGTCCTTTTTCCCAACCATAGAAGTGTGATGATGATATTTTTGACAATGATGGATTTCCCATATAGATATTCATCGATTGAGATTGGTCAATGAAGGGAGCTCTGTCAGCCGCCATTTCAATCAATTCCTTCTGTGAGATTTCCCAAATTGTTTTGTATTTTGGAATTAGGTGTTCGATTCTTTTAACTTTTTTATTGTATTGTCTGTCCTCGGGGTCAAGGTAATTATTAAAATTAATTCCCTGAACCGAACCTTCATTAAGAATAATTTCATTCTTTAGGTCTTCACCCCAAATACCAAGCTTCTCAAAGTCATTAATCAAATACTTGTTAACAATCATAATCTCACCACCAACAACTCTTCTATTAAAAATTGCCGAGTGTGCTGGCTCTGTCATTTCATATGAACCTGTAATCTTAGCCGAAGACGCTACAGGCATTTGAGCGGTAAACAAAGAGTTACAAACACCATAATCTTTAACTTCTTCTTTAAGTGATTCCCAATTCCATCTTCCTGATAACTCATCTTCTTTCAGACCCCACATATCAAATTGGAATACTCCTTCTGACATTGGTGAGCCGTTAAAGAAATCATATGGTTTATATTCACCATCAATACACAATCTGTTACTTTCAGTGATTGCTGCGAAATAAATTGTTTCAAAAATGTCTTTATTAAGTTTCTTTGCCTCTTCTGATGTGAAGATGTAGTCCATCAAATAGAATACATCCGCAAGTCCTTGAGTTCCAATGGCAATTGCTCTTTGTTCACGACCACCCTTATTTCCTTTTTCAGTTGAGTAGTTGTTAATATCTACAACTTTGTTAAGAGCTCTTACAACTTTACGAGTTTCTTCATACAACAACTGGTGGTTAAAAACTCCGTCTTTAATAAAGTTCTTTAACACCATCGATGATAGTGTACAAATCGCAGTTGTGTTTTCATCAGTATATTGGTAAATCTCGTTACAAAGATTTGATTGTTTGATTACACCAATGTTTTGATGATTTGTTTTTTTGTTTGCATTGTCCTTCGAGCAAAGATATGGAACACCAGTTTCAATCTGTGACTCGATTATCTTTGACCAAATTTCTTGAGCCTTAACTTTTTTACCAAGACCCAATTCAACCGCTTTATTATAGTTTTCTTCATATTCATCCCCATAGCATTCTTGGAGGGGTTTAACACCAGCCTTCTTTATGTCATTTGGACAGAACAAATACCAATCTCCATTGTTCTTAACTGCGTTCATAAAGTTATCAGGAATCCAAAGAGCGGTAAACAAATCACGTGCTCTCAATTCTTCAGCTCCTGTATTCTTTTTAATATCCAAAAGGTCAAAAATATCTTTGTGCCACGGTTCCAAATAAATCGCTGCGGAGCCAGGACGACGACCTTGTTGATTAAAGAATCTGAGTGATTCATTAACAATTTTCAAATACTTCAAAAGTCCACCAGCGAATCCGCCTGATGATGTAATACGGCTTTCTTTGCTTCTAATATTTGACATAGAAAGACCAATACCTGCTGCGTCCGATGAATATGTTGAAATATCTCTCATAGTATTCAAAAGTCCTTCTCTTGAATCTGAGTCATTAAAGTGAAGAACGCAAGACGCAAGTTGTGGAACTTTTGTACCGGAATTAATCATAATTGGTGTTGCCGGTGAAATAAGTTGACTTGAAAGTGACTTATAGTATTCAACCGCTTGTTCAAATGATTTGGTTACCCATATTGCAACACGCATGTACATATGTTGTGGTCGTTCGATTGTCTTACCACTTGGTAATTTCAAAAGATACATCTCTTGTAGTGACCTCCAAGCAAAGTAATCAAAGTTATAATCATTGTCGTGATTAATAACTTCATCCACATTAGACGGTCCGTAACTGTTAATCATATTGATAAACTCCTCATTAACAATTTTTTCTTTGTAAAGTTCCATCATAGTGTTTGAGAAACTTGGGTTTGTTTCTTTGTGGTATGACGATATTGCAACAGATGATGCAAGACGTGAATAATCGTGGTGACTACCCGTGTAGGCCGCGGCAATCTCATAGATTAATTTGTCCAAATCTTTAGTTGTAATTTCTCCTTCAGTAGGTACTGAAGTGATTACTTTAATAAAAATCTCATCCGAATTTACATTCAAACCTTTTGCGGCTCTTTTGATTCGGTTATATATTTTCTGTGGGTTAAAAGACGAGTCTTCCCCACTTCTTTTTTTAATTTTTAGTGACATCATAGTTTATAAAAATAACAAATTAAAAGTCTTCGGTAAAGGACAAAGTTTCATTCAACTTTGCTTTTTGATATTCAACTGTTCTTGATTCAAAGAAGTTACCTTTGGTTTCAACCGCAATTTGTTCCATGAATTTAAATGGTTGCTCAACATTAAATTGTTTTTTACATCCAAATTTAACTAACAATCCATCGACAACAAATTCAAGGTATTGTTTCATAAGATTTGAATTCATCCCGATAAGTGAAACAGGAAGTGACTCTGTGATAAATTCCTTTTCGATTTCAAGGGCCGACAATAGAATTTCTTTGATTCTCTTTTCACTTGGTTTGTTTTCGCAGTGGTTATTCAAAAGGTGAATGGCAAAATCACAGTGTAGATTTTCATCTTTAAAAATAAGTGAATTTGCGTTACATAAACCTTGCATGATACCTCTTGATTTTAACCAAAAGATTGAACAGAATGAGCCTGAGAAGAATATTCCTTCTACAGCGGCAAATGCCACAAGTCTTTCTTGGAACGACGCATTTGTAATCCAATCCAATGCCCATTTTGCCTTCTTTTGAACAGCAGGAAGTCTATCAATTGCGTGGAAACATTCATCCTTTTCTTTTGGATTTGACACATATGTATCAATCAAAAGTGAATACATTAGACTATGGATATTCTCCATCGCTAGTTGCATTCCGTAAAAGAATTTTGCTTCAGGGTATTGAACTTCTCTGTAGAAATTCTCAGCCAAGTTTTCGTTAACAATACCATCAGAAGCCGCAAAGAATGATAAAACATTCTTAACAAAGTATTGTTCATTTTCTGAAAGGTTTTCCCAATCACGAATGTCTCCTGATAAGTCAACCTCTTCAGCCGTCCAAAATGCCGCTTGATGCATTTTATAAAATTCCCATATATCGTTATGTTCGATAGGAAATATTACAAACCTATTAGGATTCTCTACTAAAATCTTTTCCATATTAATTAATTATTTTGTTGTTCTCGTTGTTTTCTTCTTTCGAGTAAATCTTTTACTCTTTGTCTTTGTTGTTCTTCTTTCTGTTCTTCAAGTCCTAAGAATGTTACCGAACTTTCGGTATCAATTTCTAACATACCGTTATCGAACTTACAATTTTCAAACACGATTCCGTCATCACCAATTCTTGATTTGGTTATTGCAATTGTGGCGAGTTTCATCTCTTTTTGTTGTAATGTCTTTGCAACTGAGATAATAACGTGACCAACTTGGGCTTTCTTAATCGACCCACCCATTTGGTCTGTTGTTACAACTTCTGATGAAATCGAACTTCTATTACCCTGTGTTGCCGTCCATCCAACTAGATTCAACTCGTGACACATGGCTTCAAACCCTCTCATAACCGAACCCTCACTCTTCCATTCATCACCCAAATTCTTATCAGGTACGATACAGTCAATATAGTCTAACACAACCATATCTAACTTAACTCCATCAGCAATCATCTTACGAAGTTGATTTTTGATTTGAAGCATTGTTAAAGTATCTGAAGGTAATTTCTTTAAAATTAAACGGTTCTCCATCTTACTTTGTACCTCTCTAACCTTATCCATCACTTCATCTTTCTTATTTGATAACTCATCAGGATGAACCTTTGTCCACAAAGTGATGTGTTTACGTTGGATAATTTTTGGGTTATCCTCGAAGAATATTTGAAGTACGTTATATCCCAAATTAAATGAGTGATTTGCAATTTTGGTTAAGAATGTAGATTTACCTACTCCCGTGGGAGCTAATATAACACCTAATTCTCCTTTTGCCAAACCTCCTTTTAACAATCTGTCGATACCGGGTATTCCCATCGGAATTGGGTGTCGATAGTCTTCGTTAAGTACGTCATCCAAATTAGAGAATACATCCGCCATACCATCCTCTCGTTCTCCTACTTGTAAAGCCTCTCTAACTAGTTCTTCAAGTTTATCATAACTTTCAAATTCACCTCCATCAATAACTTTCTGAGCCTTTGTAATTGCCTTTTGAAGTTCTTGTTGTTTACAGAATTTAAGAGCCTTTTCTTGGATGAATCCACTACCTTCAATTGGTGACTCTTTAATTTTTGTGATAGTATCTAACACAATTTTAGAGGCCAATTCTTGTTGTAGTTCAGATTTGGTTATTTGCTCTAATGTATCAAAAGTCGGTACGTGTTCGTATTTTGAATAATACTCCTTAATCATTTGCAAGATGATTTTGAAGTATTTATTTTCAAAATATTGTTGTTCTATAACGTCAATAATGGACCTTCCGAATTCTTTATCAATGATGATTTGGTTCAGTAACTGTATTTGAAAAGAAGACCCTAAATAATCGAAATTTTTGTTTGACGCCATAGTAAATTTTTGTTCGTTTTTGATAAATATTATCGCTTAGTACTAATTCCCGCGAATTCAAAAGTTAAATTTTTCGCCGAAAAAATGTCAGTAAGTGATGAAAGCAAACTTTTTATATGAGGACGGATGTCTACGGTGTATCTTATTTTAGGAGGGAAAATCTTGGCATCAATCTGACGATGACAAATTGTCATGTCCCCATGTTTAATAAAGACGTTAAAGTGCTCGGGACCATCGGTATAAGACGTATCCAAAATTGCCGGGTTGCCCTGAATCTCATAAGAATTCTCAAGCATGTAGTCGACAGTTTTCATCTTTAAACGATGCATGAGAGTATCTTTAAATTCTAAAATAAACTCATAGAGTTCGGTTGAATACCTCGCCTCGGGATTGTAGTCACGGACATTAAAATACCTCTGAACGATGATGTTGTCATTAACCATCATCAAAAACTCAAGTTTTGTTAAATCTTGCTCTTTCATAAAAAATTACTTTTTGGTTTTAAATTGTTTTTTTTCTTTTCTTGTTAATTTCATAAACGGTTTTACGAAGTTTACCCATGCTTCGTCATGTTTTGGGAGAAATTTAAAGAACCCATCCTCCATCATCATACGGATTAGGTTTCTGTGTCCTCTGCCCTCGGGGTCTAATGTTTCACTATAATATAATTTAACGATTTCCTTACCTTCCTCTGTGATTAACGGATTAGACAAATCCACGATTTTGTTGTTAATCTCAAAAAATTCATTTCCATAGATACCTGATTTTGTTTTACCTGAAAGTAAGTTTTGTAAAATTTTGTTTTCTTTGTCCTCGGTTAGTAATACCTCGGCTCTTGTTAAAATATCGTTAAAAGAAACCTCACGGTCAAGTATCTCAGGAAATAATTTAACTAATGTTTTTTCGCCCAAATAATAGATACCGTCAATGTTATCTGATTTATCACCAGAAATTATCTTATAAGTTTTAACATTATAGTGGGGTATCTCAACCTCTTGTAGTTTGATAAAATCACCTTTTTTATAGGTTAATCTTTTACTGGGTGAGTATATAGACACGTTTTGTGATATAAGCTGTGTTAGGTCTTTATCACTCGAGAAAATGGTTATATTCTCGTCATTTGCAATCTGACAATAATAAGCAATAAGGTCATCCGCCTCATTGTTATTAATATCAACCTGACGAACAAACATCTCTTCAAGATATTGTTTTACCCTATGTTTTTGTTCGTAAAACGATTCTTCTTTAAAGTCATAACCAGGTTTTCTGTTCTCCTTATACTGGGGGTAGATTATTTTTCTTGCAAGGGAACTACCTTCTCCATCCCAAAACACAACTACTTTATCAAAGTTTTCTTCTTCGATAAATCGTCGGGTAGTATTTAGAAAATGCCAAATACCCCCAACGTGTTTACCTTCGTGAAAGAAATCTTTCACACCGTGAAATCCAATTTTTAATAAATTGTTTCCGTCAATTAATAATGTTTTGGTCACAAAAATTTTTTAAATTGTTTGACAAAATTTTGTTACTTTTTTTGATATTTTCTAATTTCCAAAGTGGTTGTAAATTGGTATAATGACTTAATTTATATAATTCTTCCTCTGTTTTTGCAGATGACAAAGGAACGATGTGGTCTATATGCCAATTACCCCTATTTTCCCAATTCATACCTTTATCAAATTGTTTTTCTAAATGTTCCTTTAACTCTAATGGACTACACCCAACAATGTCAAATGTTTTATTTCTTTTAGTAATATCCATTTTAGTTAAGTACTTATATAATCTACTTCTAATATTGTTAATCAATACAAAAATAGGGTCAGATTTTCTCCTTTCTTTTCTTTGTTGATGTTTTCTTTCTTTGTAGTTTTTTCTATACTCTTTTCTTTTTTCAGGGTTTTTCTCAAAAAAAGTTTTTAATCTTTGTTTAGATTTTTCAGGGTTTTCAATCCTAATTTTTTTTTCAAATTCACATACACAAATTTTACATTCAGGTCTGTGACCATCTTTTTTTGTTTTGTCCTTCCTAAAATATGTTAATAATTTTTCTTCCCCACATTTACTACAAATTTTAGTTTCCATTTTCAACGTATTTTCTTAATAATTTATTAACCAAAGATGAAAGATTGATTGATTTATCTTTAAAATATTCAGGTAAGTCGGGGTCAATTGAAACCCCGACTTTAACCTTTTTCAAATTTTCTACAATTTTCTTTCTCCCCATCATTAATAAATATCTAAAAAAGTGGAAAAAATATAACTTTTATTAGTCTTCAGAATCATCTTGTGACTCATCCAAAGAATAGTTAGAATCTCCAAGCTTTTGTACCCAATAATCTGAGTAGTCTTTTTTATAATTTTCCAAGGCTTCTTTTGTGTCCGCAATATATCCGTGAGGAACGGCAATAATCTTTCCATCCTTGTATCCAAGTCCATTTACGTGGTTTTTTAGTATAGAAATTTTGGTTCTAATTGCAAATGATACTTTTCTACCATTTTTAGTTGCATCAATATGACTTATACCAGCCTTTTTTTGATTACCAAACAAGAATACTAAACTACTTGCCAACCAAATTGCCGTTCCACCTTTAGCCTGAATTTCAGGTTGTCCGAATGGATTATCGGGTAAAAGTACCCAAGGTTGATTTAAAACGACCAAAGTATTATAATATGGGTAATCTTCTTTTTTTGATTTTGATATTCTTGAATGGATACCCATTCCTATTTTATCGGCTAGTACTTTAGCGTTGTGCATACCACCACCTTTACCATCAAATGTCATTTGACATGGGATGCTTCCAATACTATCCCACAAAAATAAAAGATTGTACGGGATGTCACCTTTTTCTTGAGCATCTAAAATTTGATTAATGAAATCTGTTGCCTGTTCAATAACATCAAAAGAATCATTAAAAATGAACATTCCGTCATATTCTCCAAATTCATTTTTTTCAGCTTGAAGTCCTAACTCAATGGCATGTTCCCAACTCCATTTTTTTTCGGTAATAATGAAAACAGGTAGGTGACCTTTTTTCTGAGCATCAGCCGCCGCTAAAATCATAGCCGTTGTTTTAGATGTATTAGAATGTCCTAAAAACATATTAATGCCGCCCAAAACAGGACCAGGTAATCCACAAGCATCCATAAAAGATTCTCCACAACTATAAAAACTTTCAGGTTTATACTTAGTTTTAGTAGAGAATTTAGATTTAATTGAATCTAAACCTAATTCTTTTTTCTTAATTGCCATATTAACTATATTTCTTGAATTGTTGTAAAGCGTCTAGCTTATCTTTCGCACTTGCCAATTGGTCAACAAATTTATCCATCTCTTCCAAATGTTGGGGGTGTTCTCCGATACCAACAGGATTATTAAAATAGACCATTAATGTTGCTTCAGCTTCTGAAATTTGGGCGGAGTACTTATTAGTCAACGCCTCATACAATTTTTGCGTAATTTTTTCTTGAGTTGTCATTTTTTTTAAGGTATTAAAAACCACCCCATATTTCAGGGGTAGTTTGTTTAACATTTTTTATTAGAAAGGAAGGTCATCTGATGGTTCATCCTCTGACTGTGGGTCAACAACTGATTTCTTTCCGCCCATAGAAACCGTTTCTTCAATTGAGTTTCCATAAACGTATTTACCCGCGTCTGAATCCCAACGTGGAACTTCTCCACGAGCAATCGCTTCAAGGTATTCCTCAGGCTTTTTAGAATAAACATCATTCCAAGCCAATTCATCACTAACCCAAGTTTCTTTTGTCTCCTTATCATCATGTAGAGGAGATGGGTCGTCGTGCATAATTGTCTGAATGACCGTATATGTCGCACCTTTTGGTGTCTTAGCTTTGGTCAACTCAAGAATAATATCTCTACCATTTTCAGGGTCAGTAATATCTCCTTTTTGACGGAAAATTGGAATGATTTTGTCCAAAATACCCTCGTTCTTGTAGTTGTGCTTGAAACGCCAAAACTTAACTCCGTCTTGTTCGTTGTCACGGTCAATAACCTTAACAATATAGAATTTACGTGGCTTATATTGTTTTGCAAGCTCCTTATCGGATTCTTTTCCTGTTGACATAAGTTCTTCATAAACTTCTGACAAAGGAGAACGCTCGTTGTCATTTTTACCTGGGTCAAAAAACTTTTGCCATTTTCCATCAACTTGAACTTCGTGGAACCATACTTCTTTGAATGGTGAACTTCCGTCTTTTGTTGGGAGGACACGTAGTCTTTTTTGACCCTGTTTCTCGTTATCCTTTAGGATAGCCGCGAAATACTTTTTCATTCTTTCATCTTGAGACATTTTTGAGGAGTTAGATGAACCTCCTTGTTTTGAATTTTCGTACTGCGAAAGAATCGCATCTAAAGAATTGTTTGTCGCCATAATATATAAATTTAAATTGTTTACTAAGTATAAGTGTCAGCCGTTGGTTTGTCAAATCAAAAATGGGGTCTTTCGACCCCACTTTACTATCTTACTTCAGTGAAGTCCCCTGTTTCTTCATCTCCAAAATCTCTAAAACTTTTTTTGATATCTATAGGTGAATAACCTTCAACATCATCCTGAGTTAAAACATAGTCATTCTTTCCCGTTTTTTCTATATCAATTTCTTTATCCTCAAAAAAATCACTCAATTTTTGGTTAAAAGGACCTGAGTCTAAACTACGTAATTCAAGTTTTTCTTCAGGAGTTTTTATCCTGTATTTTTCAACTTTAGCCTCTAAATCATTTAATTTGGTAACTATAGAGTCCATATTAGATAATTTACTTTCTAAATCTTCTAAATGTTTAAATAAATTATCAAAATATTCTTCTTGTTTTGTTTCAATATTTTTTTGTGACTTAACTAAATCAGTAATTTCTAATTCTTCTCCTTTTTTCTCAGTACCTTCTTCCCCAATTTTTTCAACATCAGGGTCAGTTGCAACATCCACAGGTTGTGGTGCTGCGGTTTCAGGGGCCGAGGGAGGTGGTGGGACCTCTCCTTCCGCTGAAGGAGGTATTGCTCCCGGGTCACCAGGTGGTGGGGGAACTGCTCCGGCCTCTTCACCAGGTGGTGGAGGTGGAACCTCTTGCTCAGTTATGTAACGATTAATAGAATTATATCTATTTAACTCTTGTAAAATTTTAGAATCAATCCCCATTTTATTATCCGTTTAAAAGTTGTTTAACCCCGTTTAGAGTTTCTACTTGAATTTTTTTATTGGTATTCATAGTGTTGTCAACTCTTTCAATTAAACCATCTTTCATTCTAAGAGTGTAACATTCACCGGTATCTAAGTCACAAACTTCTTTGTAACCATTACCGTTGTCTCTTTCAGTAATTCGGGTACTCTTACCTAAATAACTGTCTAATATTTCTTTGGTGCTCATGTATTTTTATTTATAAATATCTAATAAATTATTTAAAGTTCGAATGTAATGGGGTAAGGACCTGAAATTATTTGTCGTCTGGTAGTATCAAGTGTACCGTCAGATAAAATAGGATTAGTATAAATCCACAATTTATATTCATATTTACCTCTACTTTCAGAGCCTGTTGAATCCTCGCACCCTGAGTCAGAGAATAACTCCTCAAGTGTTACTTCAAACCTTTGTCCGTTATTAGAGATAGTCCCCTCATTCAATGTTACCGCATTAGCAAATGAATAAGAGCTTGTTTCATCAATACAACTAGCAGTACCTCTAACTACGTGTGTGACTAAGAATATTTCTCTTTTACCATCTACTGATGTATCCACAGTGGCGATGAAAGATTCGAATCCTACACCCGCAACGTATACAGTTTCGGTTTTCAAAGGTTCTGGTTTTACTTCAGCAGGATTTAATTGTCTATTTGCTTCATCATACGCCGATATTGCTTTTTGAACTTCAGTTTCTATGTTTGATTTATCGGTAACATTGTAATTATCATAAATACTTACCGGTTTAATATCCTGTTTTGAATTCAAAATAATAAATTTACTTATTTCTTTATAATCGTCTTTGGATATTGTTACCATTCTTGCGTCCCACCTATTTTTTAAAAAGGTTATAAACTTATTGGTACTTTCAAATGACGCGTATGGTACGTTGTCAGTTGAACAAAAATATTCCTTCATAAAATTCGCTTCCCCAGACGCCCCCCACGAACTTGTGAGGTCTATACCACCAAAATTGAAATTATTGGACGAAAATCCGGCACTAGTACCATTTGAGTTTAACCACATAAATGCAAATATGGTGTGAGCTAATTTCAATCTATTATTACTGTTACCTGTTAACTCATTAACAATCTTAGTCATTTCACTTACATTCAATGTTCTTTTTACAATTTCAGACTTTATGAATGTATTATAGTCAGAATGAGGAGCACATTCTTGATTAGCGGATTTTGTACTTGCCGGATTATTTGTCAATTCTTCATTTAATACTTTAGTTTGGTCAACTGAATTAGTGGTGGTATTAGAAGTTGGTCCTGTAGTTGTAGTTGGGGAAGTAACACTGTTAGATTGGTTAGGTACTCCATTAGTATTTGTCACATTTTGTGTTGATTGCGCAACTTGAGGCGTATTTGAACTTGATTCAACTTTTAACTTATCCTTTATTATTTTCAAAAGATTTGTTCTTATCGTTTGGACAAATTGGTCAACTTTCGGTAAAGAAGCAGTTGGTTGTCTAATTCCGGTAATTGTGGTGTGAAACATACCAGGGACTATGTTATGTGTTACATCCAAAATCATATATGGTCCGCTAAACATAGGTACATACCTTAAATTAAAATACATACTTGGTTGTATCATTGCGTTACCCAGCATCATTATCTTACATCTATAACTTCTGTTTTTGTAAATATTATATAAAGATAAATTCTGTGTTGCTCCCCCTCTATTACCCGATTGGTTTGCCATTTGATTAATCACTTCTAAAGACTCAGCTGTAGAAGTTCCAGCTTCCTGCGATACGTCAAAACTTTGGAATATTTGTTGATTCTGTGTTCCAATATCAACATTGAATCCAACAACTTTATTTGACTTATCCCAATCTGTTTTACCAACTTGGTTTTCTACTAATGGATTAGAAGTTTTTCTCAAATCAAAGGCGTCATCTTTAAACCTGTAATCAACATTTTTATTTATTGCTAAGTGTTCAGATGGTTTTGAAATAAAAAAACATACCATTTTAGATGATGAGTCTCTATAGTCAACATTCAAAAAAGTACCAAACAAAGTATTAGCGAATTCTAGAGTACCTTCGGGTCTAGGTTTTGGATTTTTAACCGCATCTTGTACGTTATAGAAATTAACATATGATGGTATATTCATCACCATGAAGTTATTTCTTAATAAAACAGATTGCGCAAAACTTAACACTGACATTTTAGGACTAGCATCCATTATAAAATTTTTCAAATGAAAAATGTCGGCAATAACCGTGTCACCAATATTCCTACTAGCTCTATCTAATAATAGTAAATCTTCAAAAATTGTTTTATTTTTAAAATCACCACCAGAAATCCATTTATCGTTAGTTGCTTTAAATGACTCCCATAGTTCTAATTTTGTCTGAGAACCATCTAAATCTTTTCTAACACCTTTACTGTTTTCAACAGTTATTAAAGGTAATTTAGACCTTAATGTTATCATTAAATTATCTACAATTGTTCCTTGGAATCTGTCAACAGCACTTAGGTAGTTATCCATATTGTTAATGAATGTGACTTTACCCCAATTGTTGGTTGAACTCGGTACTAATGGGAACTGTGGTTCGGGAGGAGTTGTTACTGCGGCAATATATTGTGGGTCTAAAGGTGATTGTGAATAAAAACCGTAAATTTCAGTTATTGCAATTTTTACTAAATTCAAATTGGTTTCTCCAGATATACCTACTTGTTCTCCAACAAACTTTATTTCCTGTGAAAAATTCCTAAATAATGAAAATTTATTTTCGTTTTGTTTATAGATAGTTACAGTTGACCCATCATTTAAAGTAAAAATTTCTATTATTAATCCCACAAATTGTTGTGTAGGTAAAACAGGTGGTATTGGTAATGGGGAAACCGAAGTTTGTGGTTGAGTTTGTGTTAATTTTTGTGTTGCATAAATTTTAATTATCGGTGCAAAATTTTTGATATTCTGCACATTAAATCCAACATTTAAATCTATGAAGAAATCGGTTATAAATGAACCACTATCTTTATAAGTGAGTTCAGGTATATCTGAAAATCCAACATATATTCTAAGAGTTTTCCACTCTTCAGGGAAATTTGTTTGTGATGTTGTTAATGTAACAGAACCCCCTTGAACTGGTAATGCATCTGGTGTCGTCTCAGTATATTTTTCCCATGTGTATGGGTCTTCAATAAATTTATTGGAGAAACTGTAGAATAGTTTTTTATCGAATGACGATGGATTTCCATATTTGAATACGTAGTCAAAATTCAAAAATTCTTTTATATATGAATTAATCGTTTGACATTGAATTTCTTGAGTTCTTGAAACTGCTTCGGTACCTGTTGCTCCTGTGGTACTTTGTTTCGGTACTTTCATCATTTCTCTCATTAAAAATTGGAAATTTTTGAAAGATTTTTCAGTTTTGGTTAAAGTTTCGGATAAATTTGTTACATCATAATCGTATACCGATTTAGAAAAATTTAAAAACTCTTCTTCGAACTTATCCAAAATTTCTGTGTTAAACGCCGAAAATATTTCACTGATTTTTGAGTAACCTATAATAGGGTTATGTAAACCAAAATTTTCTTGTGATGATACATCACTTTCTGTAAAAATTATTTTAATATACTCATCATATTCTGGTTTTTTTATTTTTGATAAATCAAAATAACCATAGTGAGGAGCCGCCCAAAAATTTCTAATTGAGCCATCATACATTGATTGATTACCTTTAACTTCTAATTTTAATTTGTCAACATTACCCTCTTTTTTGAAACATTCATTAAAAGTCTGATTCAATAGTGAGCCCTGAGACGGAATTGGATATGTAAAGGTTTTAATTATATTATCAATACTAACAGACCATGGGATAACTCTCAAATCCCTCATAAGATTTGCATCGTCAAATCCTTCGGGTTCATCAATAATTGCCTCTGACACATAATTTAAAGTTACACCACTAAGAAACCCGTTTTGAATATCTGTATCGGTAAACGTACTATAAATCATATACCCCTGATAAAACACATTGAAGTCATTTATTAATTTTGGATAAAAACCTGTGTTTATCAGAGTGGATGTTTCGGTACCAATAATTGTATCTTTTTCTAAAACTATGTCGATATTAGCTCCATTAATTATTAATCCGTAATTTCTAGTTGGAACATTAGTTACAGGGTCAAAATTTTCAACTTGTTTAAAGTTTTGCCAACAATCATCTAATATATCAACATTGTTTTCAACATATTTTTTATATCTGTGGTAAATTGAACCGATTTTTAAAATCCACGAGTAAGGTACTTTGTGTATTGCTCCGAATTTTTTCAAACTAGCCAAAATATAATCTAAATCTTCAACTGTAATATTTGAATCGGAATTTTTATAAGTTTTAAATTTTTCTCTTAGTGTCGATAATGGTAGACTATTTAAGAATAGATAAGCAGGTACAGTGTAAGGATAATCATCGTAATTTCTGAATTTTTCCACAGCCTGTTGTATTGAATTCACATAAAATGGTGTATTCAACATGGATGTTGTTTGATAAAATCCTACTTGTCCTGAATAATTATAGTAAATTAAATCACCTTCGGTAACTAACTGTTTGGTTCGGGTCCTTTCGTCATAAAAATCAACTAAATTTGTTGTGGTATCCGCAGTCGGTACTACAGTATTTTCAAATACAAAATTAGTTATCGGTCTTTTTTCTAATGTGGATAAATTGTAAGGAAAATTAGTAATAGTCTTATTTGACTTATTATAAGTTAAAATTTTTGTAGTGTTAAATGCCGCTTTATTATCAGAAATAGATTGACCATTCGCTAATTTATCTTTACACCAACTTAAATTAGTTAAAGGATAAATGTCTGAATAATCGTAACTATTAGATGAACTACTACCTGTAATATAATTCAAAAATTCATCCTCTTTTTCCAAAGAAAGTAGTGGATTTGATTTAGTTTCTAAAATTTCATTCAGATTTAAAAATTCAAATTGTGAATTTTGCACCGTATTTCTTATGTAACTTGTATTGAATATACCTCTAATAAAATTTTGCCAACTTTGTCCTGTACCTCCATTTGATATATGTCTGAGCGTGGTTTCAAAATTAGCCGAATTAATTCCGTACTGTTTTATTTTTTCAATTAAAAATGGATTGTCAGTACCTAATGCATAAAGTAAATTAGTTTTTTCAGCTTCTGCGATGATACTACTAACCAAATCTTTTTCTTTAGTTGAGGATTCAGCTCTTGATAGCCTCGAATAATAAATTGTATAAAATAGTCTTTCGTATATTTCAAAGAAAAATTTAACCTCTTCTTTATTACCATAAACAATATTCTCAACAGGAAATTCAATAGCATTAAAACTAAGTCTATTAATATCGGTTTGCTCATTAGATACAGGCTCTGAGTTATCTATTTCAGGATTCCTATTTACAAACGCATTAACAAATTCTTCAACAAATTCAACTTCAGGCCATTTTTCGTAAGAAGTGGCATTGGTTAAATTAGAATACTTAGGGTCACCAGGATATGCAATAATGTATTTTTCTTGTCCATTTTCTCCGGCGGTTTCAACAATATATTGTGGCCATGGATATATAGGTAGATTAGTATTATCACCACTTGATAAATTATCAGGATTTGCGTTCGAAACTGAAGGGTCTAAAATTGCTTTCTTTCTATCGGTATCATCTCTAACTTCCCAAGCCTTAGCGTGAACATCATCCATTATTCTTAAAAACGCCTCACCATTTGCAAAAATAACAGACAAAACATTTCTAATTGTAGGTATAAATCCAATTCCATTATCCTTTGATTGAATTTTTTCAGTCAAAGCTTTAGTAAGAGCCTCTTGAATTTTTTCTCGATACGATTTTACGTCTTTGAACATTCTATTAATTTCTCCTAAAAATGTTCTAAAAAGTGGTACGGGTGACTGTTCTTCATTCAAGTCACCAAATTTGTAATATGTATATTCAGGGACAATTCCTCCATCTTTCATAACAATTTTTCCTGAATTGAACGTCATATTTGTGCTCAGTTCGGCATTTAATTTGCTAATTTCATCATCAGTAAATTTTTTCTTAGTTGACCTTTGATTCAATGTTTTCTGTAGATTGACATCATCAGGTTTATCAATTATCTCCAAAAATATGTCAAAAGTTATGTTATTTGGAATAGTACAATTTTCTCTTTTTCCGTTAATTTCATAAAAACCATTAGTACCGACAGTTTCATTTTTATTTAAAATTTCATTATATTCGGTAATGTATTTTTTCAACTCGGCCAACGCGACCTCTCGTTTAGATTGTTCATCGAACTCTTTTTTGAACGAATAAAGTTTTTCTCCACTTAAATTACTAACATAGAAATTTTCATTATCCATATACTTATCTTTCCACGATTTTTGATAAGTTGCAATATTTCCCTGATATTCTCTTAACTTTTTTTCATATTCTTGTACGTTGTTTAATGGGTCAAGGTTTTGTTGTATATAAGATTCTAAAGTGTTTTTGATAAAATTTTCTAATCTATAATACATTTGGAGAATCGTAATTTCAGGAAAGTCTTCGGGAATTAAACCTTTTGTTTTATATTCACTATACATTTCATGCATTTTTTGTTTACCTAGAGAAACCGACACACTAGATATGTTAGCAAATTGGGATGGACCTCCTTCAATACCCTTTATATCAATATTTTTTTGATACATTTGTGGTGTAGCAATTGCCGCCGCCATAGTTACCTCATTTAGTACATTGTACTTATAGGTAATCATACTAAGAGTAATATGGAAATTACCAGAACTAGTGTTGTATCTACTATTAAAACTTTGTAACATTAACGGTAATCTTACCGCCTTTCCATAATATCCCTTTATAGTTAGATAAAATATAGGGTATGGCATATTAAAAAATGCGGCATATGGTGAATTATTACCTGATTCAAATAAGGCTCTACCTTTAATGTCTTCTAACTCAATTGTTATCACAGGAGTAAAAGAGGTGTTTTGTTGTATAGAAATTGATGTTATACCTAACAACCCACTATCTACTGTACCATTATTTCCTTCCGATAAATTGGTTTGTTTTACATAATACTCTTCATCCTTTGAATTAATCTTATTTTCCGACTTTAGATTTTCCTGACCTGTCAAATTATTTGTATAATCATTTTCAAGTATCCGTTTACCACCAGGTTTTAGGAAATTAATGGAAGCAATTGAGGTATTTCTAATAATGTCACTGTTGTTAGACCCAACCGCTAATTTAGTTCTTGGAATTGGTTTACATTCCAAGTTAGCATACATAACTAAATCTTCCTGTTTTACATATCTGTCTTTAGCATTACCATTTTCATCAATAACTTTGTTTGGGTCTATTATGGTAATATTATTATAATCAAATTCTACTAATATGTTCTCTGAATTATCTGCCATAATAAAAGAAATGATTATCTAACTGATTTTTATAGTCCTGTAATGAAGTTATCAGCGGAAATGGAATAGTCAATACACTGCCGTCAACTATATTCCATTCTTGTCCTCCAAATTTTGGGTTACCCATTAGAATTAACCATCCAAAAAAAGGAGTTCCATAATATTGTTGAGATACTTTGTCCAATCTCGATTGACCAACTTTATAAATGTACCTTTTATCTGTACTTTTAGAAGGCAAATCAACATATGTTACTACCGATGGTGAACCATCAACAATAAACTCACTATATCTATTATAATACTGTTTTTTTGCCATAACTTATGAATTGAATTTAACTTTACCGATATAAGTTTTTGTATCCTCATCAACATTTATTGTGCTGTATAAATTAGTGATTGCGGTTTTTTGATTTCCCTCATCAGTTCCAGGCACCGTGGTATAAGTAAATTTACGAGTTTTTCCTTTAGGGTATAGTTTTTCGTCCAATCCTTCAGAAAAATCTTTAAACTCAGTACTTTTTTTAAAGTCTTTATATAATTTTTCTTCATCATCAATTTCTTTACTATACTCTTTGGACAACTCGTCAACAATATCCTCAAATTTCTTTTTTAATTTTTGTGGGTCTTTTACGTTAACCAAATCTCCTTTAATAATTGCATCAACAAACTCTTGTCGTTTTGTTCTATTGTAAAAAATTCTACCTATAACTAAAAAGAATGTTTTTTCAGGTGTTGGGCTTTCACCTGAGTTAATAAAATAAGGATATATTGGTTTAAAGTTTACCACAACATCACCAATAGGTTCAAATATCTTCTTTTTTTGTAAAAACTCATAATATTCCTCTAAAGTTAATTGTAATCTCGCAATGTCATTCCATAATTCGTCATCTGTTGTTGTTATAGTATCATCATCAATGGTTGTTGATTCACTCACCTTATCAGTTCCCGAAAGAGTATAAGGTCTTGGAACTCCCTTATCAATAATTTTACCGTCAGTTAAGTCGGAAACCAAATTTATTTTTCTTAAATTTTGAACATAATCTTGTTCCAACAAAACTAATTCCTGTATGGTGGTGAATATTCCATTTGAGAATTCGGAAGAAAGAGAATTAATATAATCAACCATATTGGTTATGACCGCCGATAAATCCTTTGGTTGCCATTCAATAGTATTTAATTGACTAATAATTGGGTTAGTTTGGTCCTGAATTTCTAATATTACTTTATCAAAAATTTCTTTTATTTTTGCATCCATTTTATTTGGTGCTCCGTAAATTGGGGCCGAACCAACTTCATCTAAATCAACATTAAGTAACCCTTCACTATATAATCTATCATTACTTATAATCTGAACAATACCTTGGTTTGTATTTAACATTATTTTTTCTAAAAGATTAGGAACCGCATCAATATATCCTTTTGTTTGGTCAAACAGGGTATCCATTATTTTTTGATATGCTATTTCACCAGTTTGACCACTTTCAACAGGTATATTAGTTATAATTTCACCAATTGTTGTTCCTCCATCATTAGTTCGTTGGTTCTCTACATTAGCAACTGTTGCTGGTTGTTCTGACTGTTCAATTGAGTCTATTAATTTCTTATCAATTACTTTCCATGAATCATCAGTCCATGTTGACCTTTCATCATAAATTTCGGTATTAGCATAATAATTAAATGATAATGCATTCTGCAATTGGTCAACTGGTTCTTTCAATCCATGTCCTCCAATCATAGAGAAACTCATACTAACTTTTACAATCATGGGTTGTAAACCAATCCCCTCAGGATTCATGTCATAAATTAATGGTTCATATGTAAATGCAACATTATCAGGTACTATTTTGCAGTTATAGAAATCACCGATTCTTAATACTAAAATAGGAGGTGCTCCGAAAGAAGTATTGATAGCATCATTTGTCTTTGGTTTACCATCGGCACCTATAGTTGGAACTGTTTCTCCTGGTCTAGTACACTGATTAAGGAAAGTTAATCTAGCATTTAAACCCTCAGGTGTCATAGAGTGGAAGGCTGGATTGAAGTATCTAATTTTTTCTTTGATTGAATCATATACCATTGGTACATCTTGTTTTAGTACCTCAAAATAATCACACTCACTCAATAAATTTCTTAGTATTTTTTTACTAATACCTTCTTTTAACTTCTTTTCAATTGTTATGGTAGGTTGTGGTTTTGGGAACTGAGGGGTAATACCTTGTCCTGATGTTAAGTCTGAAGGTGGATTTTCAATTGTGGTTGTTTGACCTGTAACTTTATTAACAAATGTGGTTTCTTCTTTTGGTATGTCGGTGTATGTAATATTAGTAATTCTGACTCTTCTACACGCCATGGCACTTACAGAGTAAACCAAAGACCCTTGATTGGTTTTACCATTTTTATCTTTAGTCTCTTCAGTACAATTAATAGGGTCTTGGGATATGTTTCCCTCCCCAACTGGAATTGTTGTGTTTTCACCAGACCCTCCCGCCGAATTTATTTTTAAAGAACCGTCCTCTAAATATTTTTTAAACGAAACATCACCTTCAGAATAGTTTTGTAAATATTTTATAACAGAATCAATTCTTCTTTCAGATAATTTTTGATTATATTCAGGTGTCGCCTTAGCTGACGCCGCTCCCTCTAAAGTTATAACAATAGTTCCCTTTTGTTCTGATAATATCTTATATAAATCTTGTACCATACAAGATGAGCCAGTATTTATTTTTTCAAAATTATTTGTTATAACATTATCAAAGAAATCAAGGGTATTACCATTAAAATCATTAGTATTGAATAAATTATTAGCCTGAGCTCCGTAAACTTGTTTATTACTAACATATGAATTGTAAGTACTCAAATAATCCTCATTTGATGTTGTACCATTATTAGGTCCAGGCACATTATTGTCAAAATAAAATGACAAATTAGTATAAGCATCGGCAAACGCTTCTAATTCAGGCTCATTAGAAACTTTTTTAGTTTCAGGAACGTCACCCCATAAATCTGATACACAAACTTCAGGGTCTTTAGGTATTGATTCAACCACAAAATTAACCTCTTCTTCGGTTAATTGTGGATTATTCAAAATTTCTTGGTAGGTATATAAATCCTTGGCAGGTATTGTATTAAATTTTTGGGCTAACTCATATATATCGTACTTAACACAACCCGCAAAAAAGGAATCTATTATTGAATCAACTCTTTCCTTGGCGGCACCTTTCAATTGTTTTTCAATAATTAAATTCATAATTGAAGGACTGTCAACTATAATAGTCCAACTTAAATTTCCAGTACGACTAGTATCTTTATATGTATAAATTGGTTCGGGTCGACCTAAAAAAGAAGTCGGATTAAAATTTGGTTTACTTGTATCACTAAATTTTAAATCATATGGAGGAAACCACATAACTCTACCCCCGTTTGGACCTTTTTCACATGTTGGAAGTTCGTCATAAGTATATCCAGGTCTACTGGATGTTCTCCAAGCTAAATTTTCAATAGAGAACATATATTTTTTAGCATAACCACCGGTTCCGTTATTTCCATCCGCAATAATATTCGTTGAACCAGGATTTTTGGTTGGAGAAATATTCAAATTGAAGGTGTTATCTAACACGGAATATGAAAACCTTCTCCCTGAATTAGTAATTCCGTCAGTCTTTTGTAAATCAGAGTATGTATAATATGGTGTATCTTTTGCAAAAACTCTACAATACTCGACACCCGCTTGAGTTCCAGTTGTATTATCAACATAAGATAAAACTTTAGAACCTTTAGTCATTTCTTTATATCCATCATTGAATACTTTAGAAACTTGATTGATTGCGTTACCTACGTGTTTTAATCGGGCAATCCCTTCAACTAAGTCGGCAGATTCAATTAACCTTTGAGTTTGGTCTAATATTGAATTATCCTTAAAATCAACATTTGTTGATGAACCTCGAGTGTAATTACCACTAACTAAATTGAACTGTTCATCTAAACTTCCCGTACCTCCTCCTGGTGTAGGTTTATAACCCGCGTTTCCTTTATATTTTGGTGATGTCCAAACAAATTGACCATCAATTCCTCCTCCATCGGATAAAGATTTACCGGCTAATCCAAAATTAAGAACTTCTTGGTTTCCTTCATATAATATAGCTAACTCGGATGGGCCATAAACAGGTGTTTGAAC